AACCGTTCCGTGTCGATAGAACCATGGTCCATACCACACACTCCGGACATTTCATTGACGTTGAGGATGTAGGGCCAAGAGCCACCGGTCACCCAATCGAACAACCGCTTCCGCCCACTTTCTCTGATTAGCACGATTAACTGCCTGTGAAACATAAGGCACGTTCCACAACCGTCTAGACATTGAAAGCAGTTTGGTTTTCATCGTTTGATGTTCTTTGTTGACTTGATGGGGGAACGCACCTTTTCTACAAAAGACTGCGGCTTGGTGCCGATCTGATGGTCAGCGGCCCATGCGCGGAGCGCTTTGTCCTGCATCTCCTGCGTAGCTCGTTGCTGGTCGGGGGTAGAAAGTTTGCCTTTCATAAATGCTCCTAGATGAAGAGTGACTTAAGTTTTTGCCAGAATGATTTTGGCACCGTAGGGATGACCTTCCTCGGACGCCCAACGGGACGAGTGGTGGTCTTGTGCTTGTCGTAGTACCGAACGCCGTACACTGACTGCCTCGTTACCTTTAGCCGCTTGGCAATGTCACCAGGGGCGACTCCATCAGCCAGCAGCTTGCGAATCTTTGCAGTATTTGTCATTGCTATTCCTTAGTTGTTGAGCGCACTCTGGTAGAGCGCAAAAAAACGAACACTCGATCTTTCCTGCGAGTTGCTTGAGTAGCATCGCATTGATGTCTCTTAGTCTCTCAATCTCCTCTCTCTCTTCCATGTTGCCTCCTAGTGAGGAACGGACTATGCCACCCAAGCTGGCTCATGTCTACCATCAGAACCTAGTAGTTGCACCGATGTTGCCTGATCACAACAAAGCACAGCTAGGTGGGAAAAAGTGTAGACTACGCCACCACAACAAGGAGTCACTATGGATCAAGCGAGGCAAGTGTTCGAAGCATTGATGATGGCGAAGGGCAGGGACGCCCCTGCATGGAACGGCAAGCAATACACGAACAAAAACATTCAGGGCTACTGGCGTTATTTCTTTCTTGGCTGGACAACTAGGGGTTCTAATTGAAGACGATCAACTCTCAAGCAATCATCATTGACGAGGGCACACAGAGTCGTGCCGCTATCTGCGAGGACACGGTTACAGACTACGCCGCAGCTATGGAAGCGGGCGCAGAATTCCCGCCGATCACCGTCATGTTCGATGGCGTGAACTACTATCTTGCTGACGGATATCACCGACTCCATGCTCACAATCGTCTGGGCAAGGCTTCTATTAGCGCCGATGTGCAGCGAGGAACTCTGCGGGATGCAATCTGGTGGAGCCTTGGAGCTAACAGAACTCACGGTCTGCGTCGTAGCCATGCCGACAAGCGCAAGATCGTTCTGACTGTCCTGAATGATTTCGAGTGGCAAGACTTGCCCGACCGGGAGATTGCCCGTCACTGCGACGTTTCCCACCCGTTCATCGCCAAGATCAGGGCGGAAATGAGTGGTAATGTTTCCACTCCACGAGTTGTTGTCTCTAAAAAACCACAGCCCAAAGCAGCTCCGGTGGAAGAGGAGTCCAGCTATGAAGAAGACGAGGCCGTCAAATCTTTGATCGCGGAGAACCAAGCACTGACCGACAAGCTAGCTGTCGCCGGTATGGGTGGAAGCCCTGAAGACAAAGTGGCGGCAACGGAAACGATTGCTGAACTTCGTAGCCAGATCGTTCTGCTGGAGTTGGAAAACGCGTCGCTGAAAATCAGCAGGGACACTTTCCAGAAGGAGAACGCCGAACTCAAGAAGTCCATCGCCTCTTATCAGCGGCAGATTAAGAAGCAATCCGCTTGATCTAAGCCTACGCCAGCAGGCTTGTATGCTGGCAGGAGACACACATGGAACTAGAACTCAGAGACTACCAGACTGAGGCAATTGAAATGCTTCGGGCCGGGTTTAAGGCCGGTCACAAGGCACAGATTCTTTATCTGGCTACCGGTGGCGGCAAAACAGAATGTGCCATCGCCCTGCTTGATGCAGCACGGAAGAAAGGCACGAAGGCAGCAATGCTGCTCGACCGTATCGTCTTGTGCGACCAGACCAGCAAGCGGCTGGATAAATACTCCATCGATCACGGAGTCCTACAGTCTGGTCACTGGCGGTATCGTCCCGGCGAACAGATTCAAGTCTGCTCCGCCCAGACTATTGAGAAGCGCGGGTCATTCCCCGGCTTGTCGCTTCTCATCATTGATGAAGTCCATCAGCAGCGCAAACAGACCATCGAGTTCATCAGGAACAATCCTGATATCAGGGTGGTTGGCCTAACCGCTACGCCATTTACCAAGGGGCTTGGCAGCGTTTACACGAACGTAGTCTCGCCCATCACTACCAAGGCTCTCGTCGAAGCCAATTCCCTCGTCCCCCTGCGCGTGTATATCGCCAAGGAGATTGATATGGAGGGCGCAAAGAAGGTGGCCGGTGAGTGGAGTCAAGCAGAGTCAACCTCTCGCGGCATGAAGATTACCGGGGATATTGTCGCTGAGTGGGTCAAGAAAACCCATGAAGTATTCGGCAGGCCAGAGAAAACAATCGTGTTTTGCTCAGGCGTTGAGCACGGCAAGGACTTGCAGAATAAGTTTGCAGAGCAGGGATATAACTTTATCTCCATATCCTATAAGGATGATGACCAGTTCAAGAAGGATGTTATCGATGACTTCAACAAACCAGACACGGATATTCACGGGCTTATTGCCACAGATATCCTGACAAAAGGGTTTGACGCACCGTCAGTAAAGATTGGAGTATCTGCGCGGCCATTTTCCAAGTCGTTGTCATCCCATATCCAGCAGATGGGCCGGGTAATGAGAACGTATCCGGGAAAAGAGTTCGGACTATGGCTTGACCACTCAGGAAACTATTTACGGTTCCGTGGCGAGTGGGATGATGTATTCGAGAACGGGGTTTCTGAACTGGATGACGGCGCAGAGAAGGCTAAGAAGGAACCAACCACCAAAGAGAAGGAGGATAGTAAATGCCCGTCCTGCTCTGCTGTATGGCCGAAAGGGTCTGACACTTGTTCTCACTGCGGGTATGTTCGTGAGCGCAAAAATGCAGTCTCATCCGTCCCTGGCGAGATGCATGAGTTGCAATCTGACAACAAACCCAAGGTCGATAAGCAGAAATGGTGGTCAATGTGCCAATACAAGATGCGCGTCGAAGGATGGTCTGCTGGGCGAGCGGCTCATACCTATAAGGAAAAGTTTGGCGTCTGGCCTAGGGGTTTGGATGATGCGCCGTGGCTTCTGCCGTCGCCAGAGTTTGACAAGGCAGTCAGGGCCAGCTTAATCAAGTACCTCAAGGGCAAGGGGAGGAAGTGATGGACTTCATTACCTTCTGTCAGTTGCATGGGGTTCTGATTAACCACCTACCGCCTATCGGAGTGTGGAAACGCTACCCCACGGAAGATAAGCCTAAGCATCGCAACGGAGCGGTCAAGTTCATGGGAGATGCTGGCTTCGTACAGAACCATGCGACTGAGATAAGCGTTTCCGTCTGGAAGCCTGACACTCCGGTCACGATCAACCGCCGCGATGTATCTGAACAGCTCCACAGACAAGCTCAAGAGACAGCAGAACGTCAGCGGGAAGCGGCGAAGCGGGCGGCAATGATCCTGAATCAATGCCAGTACGCTAGCCATCCCTATCTCAAGCGCAAGGGATTCCCTGATGAGGTCGGAAACGTCTGGCTGCGCGAGGGCCAGCAGATTCTGGTCATCCCCATGAGGATTGGGACTACCCTAGTCGGCGTCCAGCTCATCGATGAGGCTGGAGGCAAGAAGTTCCTGCTAGGTCAACGTACAGGCGGCGCAGAGTACGTCATTGACAACAAGGGGCCGCATATTCTGTGCGAGGGCTACGCTACTGCTCTCAGCATCCGTATGATCTTAAAGTCATACAAGCGGCGCTACACCATCCACGTTTGTTTCTCCGCTGGCAACATGGCGAAGATAGCGGAAACATTACCAGGGGGATTCGTCATCGCTGACCACGATCAATCCGGCACTGGCGAGCGGGTGGCGCGGGATATCGGCTGGCCTTACTGGATGAGTCCAGAACTTGGCGACTGTAATGACCACCACCTACGGGATGGTATATTTCGGACGGGGCAGTCCGTCCTGAAACTGCTCAGGATTTAGTGAGCATGAGCGGTGATCGTAGGAAAGTCCACGGTCACCAGCTCGGGGTTGATGTTCTCAAGCATCATCAGGTGAGAGAGTAGCTGCAGGCTAAGGCTAAGCACTTCCTCATCTGACCCCAGCGCATCAGATCGCACTCTGATCGTGTCGCCCTCTTGAACGAGGGTAATGTTTACGATGGTTGTCATGTTTCCGTATGTTCTCAGCGGCGTGGAAATATTACCACCGTAGAAAAGTTTTTCGCCATAGGTTCCCCAAGGGTGATAGCCACAGCTATTCACTCCCTGCCCGGAGGGCCACATAGTCTCGTGACCTACCCAGCATACCCATGAGGCAGCGATTCATTCGATGGGGCGTTTGTTCACCTCTGGCCGCCCCCTCTTATCCGGTCCCTCGCTGACAGGCCGGTCGGCACGCTCCCGGGTGTAGGAAGGCCGGTGTTTCCTTCCGCGCAGCCCATGCAGGCCCTTGCTAACGTGCGGAGTACGGGCTTGCGGCACCCAAAAGAAAAACCCTTACAGAGAGACACGGGCTTTAGGCTTGGCTGCCGCAACATGGTTGGTCTCAACACCTTCCATGCGCTTTGACGAAGCCCGCCCCCTCTGTAAGGGTTCGGATTCGCAGTTGAGTGCTTCCGTCAGTTGCCACACCGACAGATAAAGTGATCTTAGGCCCGCTCCCTCTCCGATGCAAGCCCAAAAAAAAGCCCCCGCATGAGCGAGGGCCTTTGCTGGTAATGTTTCCACTCAGTCTTTAATGATAAGACTCTTTCCTAGCACATAAACCACAATCGCTCCCTTGATTACGTCCAGAAGGATCATGTAAGCTCCAGCTTTCTATCGAGCGAACCGGCCAGCCGGAGGGCATCCACTAGAACGAGCGTCACGCGGTCGGCCTCGTTCTCGTCGGCCTCCGGGTCAGACAGCAGCAGCAACGCCCGTATGCAGGCATCTAGAAGGTCTGGCGCGGCTGCAATGAGCCTTGCGTTAGCTTCCGTTCGGCCTTTGACCGTTCGGAGGTATACCGAGCAAACGTCCACAGGCCCCATGCCGTGACCGTTATCCTCATTTCCTTGAATGTCGCCGTTTCCAGTGTGTTCCCATGGTCCTGGTGTATGGTTCATGTTGCCCCCACTGAAAGAATTACATAGCCTGCCCGTTCCAACGAGTCGATTTCATACTGGCCGCGCCATGCTTCGCACTCAGTAGAACCTGATGCGCCGTCAACGGCCCATGAAATGCGGATTACCTGATGCGGGGTTTTAATCCACGGTGTTTGAATGTGTTTCATTTCAGCCCCTAACAATTCCATGTGTTTCCTCGATAGCGCGAGCATAGGTAACGTGGTCCAAGATGTTCGATTGTTTATCCCAATGCTGTCTGCACAAAGCAGTTAAGTGCTCATCCATCAGCGGCTTGCGTTCATCAAGCGACCAATGGCACTGAGGGCAGACGTATGAAACATGGCGTTTTTTGCGCTGGTGCGGGGATGTGTAGAGCGGAAATACATCGCTGTGTTGCGCAAACTCTTTGCCAACGATATTCCGGCCATCGTGATAACAAAAAGGCTCTTGAGGTAATGGCGGGTGCTCATCTAGGCGGGCTGGCCCACATAGTGCATAGAGTACGTTCAAAACCAAAGCGTCGGGGTCAAAATCAATTTCCTTTCCGCAGTTTGTTGCTCCCCGTATCGCATAGCGAACAGCCGCAATGATGGCTTCTCCATCTGCCCGGCGATTTAGAATTGGCTTAGGAAGCTCGGTTGGCTCTAACTCGCCCTCGCGGTATTCGCGTTCAGCATAAAGCCAATGCTGCTTTGGAAGCGGGTATGAAAAGATAGCGCCCATTATTCAATTCCTTTCTTTTTCAATTCCTCAAGGCGTTCGGCAAACAGTTTTGCCATGCGATACCAAGTTGCTTTGTCGGCGCCAAGCTCATCGCATCTTTCGCAATGATCTGGTTCTGCCAGCGAAGCACGCAGAGCGGTGATGGCAACTTGGGCGCGGTCAGACTGCCATTTGCTGTCGTTGCTCCACTCAATTTCGCTTAATGCCTCCAACGCATTTTCGGCTGCTTCGCGTAGGGTGGTCATTCTTCCCCCTTGATTGGTTCACTCACAATACGCCCGCACAGCTTGCAGTCGCGGTGATAATGGCCGTTATAGACCCAGCCCCGAGAGCCAATATGTCCAGCCTTTTCGCACAGCCACCAAAGAAACCGGATGTACCAAGGTTGATTCATTGCAGCTCCTCGATTGTTGAAAGCGTGACCCACTCCCCCCGGGCTCCGTTCCATGCCTGGGGCTCAAGAATGACCCGGAGGGCCTCAGCGGCGCGGAGTGCATCCTTTATCGGACGGTCGGAACAAACGGGCATCCCTTGGACGATGATCGCGCCCACAGACCCGTTAAACGTGAGATAACCGAATATGTTTTGCATGGCGGCCCTCAAAATTCGTCGGCGGCATCTTCGAGGGCGGTGACAAGCCCGTCAAAGTCCTCATTCGGCCCGAGCATCCCCGCCAGGGCGTAAACGGTTTCCCGGGGGTACTCCTCGGCGAGATTGTCAAGATAGGCGCGGCGGTTCTCGAATCCGTTTGCTTGGTAGTCGTTCATGGTCGGCCTTTCAGAATCGGCGAAGGTTGCGGATAAACGAATCATTGTTCGCGTGAATTTCCACAAAATACACAGCGACCCCCCGGGCTTGCGCGGCACGGACAAAAAGGCCAGCGTCGCAATCCTCTTCAAGATAGCCCGTCGCATCGTCGCGGTATGAATACCCGGACGGTTTGATTTCCCAATCGGCCAGCAGTGACAGGGGGACACCTATCCATCCGTGGCTGGGGTCCTGAAAGTAGTTGATTCTCATGCGTTTCCTTGGTTATCGGACCGGATCGGCCCCCACTACCCCCAGCAGGGGCAATAGGTGCAGATCACAGAGCCCCGGCGAGTTCGCGCAGCGCGGCGGCCTGAGCGGTCAGCTTATCGGCTCGCTGAACCATCAGATCGCGGTAATACGTTTCCGGATTGAAACCATCGGCCCATTTCCAGAATGCTTTGAGCGCCTGCTCGCGGGTGCGGCTCATTTCTTCAAGTTTCGGGCGGTAAACAGTCTCGCCCATCAGATCAAACAGAACGCAACGCATACCGCGTTCGGTATTGTTAAAGTCCTTTGAGGTGCTTTCGATGGTGCGGAAGAACAAGCCCCCGAATTGAGGCGATGCCGCGAGAATCCGCGCGCGGAAGAATCGTAGGGTTGACTCGTCGCAATAATGCGTTCGGCCCCCGAGCTGATCCTGGGCGGAGAATTTAGCGTTCATTCTCTGCGGATCGGTGTAAAGGTTGACACCGAGAGCCTGCGCGATAGCGGTAAACGTAGACTTTTCCATCATGCTTTTCCTAGTTGGCGCGGGATTGCACCCCATAGACCCCATCAGGGCCTATAGGCTGAGATCATTGGACGAGAACACCTAGACCCCAGCAGACAAGGGCAAAGAAAGCCCCGGCCAGGATCACGGCAACGAGAATATCTAGCAGGCGGTCACGCATCAGGCACCCCATAGGCTGATTCAATGATCCTGTTGGAGTGAGCGCAATAGAGCGGCTCGCCCTCCCAATGGATGAAAACATCAACGGGAGTCCAATCTCTGGCGTAGTGCGGGTCACGCATCGCCCGCCTAATCTGGCGGTAGTTTTCCCGGGCGGCCTGGGCGTCGATCACCTCGCCGTCACGCATCAGCAGAGCGCACGGATAGCCCCCGGGCCAAGCCCAGCCACCGGAGCGAACGAACGACAGCAGAGAATCCTTATTCATTGTGGCCCCTTAGTTGAAGCATTCAGCGTAGGGTTCGGCCAGCGCCAGCGCGGCAGTGTCCTCATCCAATGACGGGTAACGCTTGCACAGTGCGCGAACCTCAGAGATGAAAGACTCGGCCTCCTCACCCTGGAAGAAAACGCCATCCTCCCCCGGCGCATCGATTGCGACAGTGGAATATGGCGAGTCGATATCGACAGTGACACCACCAGCGCGGCAACGCGCAGCAGCCTCGCGGATAAACTTTGTTGCCTTAGTCATATTGGGCTTTCTATAGTGAGGGAGAGGAAATATTACCGGCCAGGGCTTCCGCATGGATCGGTGAAAACCCTGACAGGGGACTGATCGTTTAACCAGTGGCGCGGGCGATAGCAGCGCGAGCGGCTTTAGCGGCTTCCGGCCACCGCTCCGGCTGTTCGTATCGCAGACATTCGTATTCCCGCATCATTGTCCGCAGTGCGGCCAGTAGATCAGGGGCGGCAGCGATTAGGCGGGCATCGGCAGGGTTGCGCGTGTCCGAATAAACCAGCTCGCCAACAGCGTTACCGTTTCGGTCGTTGACCAGGATAACGCGGGCATCGTGGGCGGTTGCCAGGGTCCAGGGTCCGGGAGTGTGTGTCATTGTGTGCTTCCTGTAGTGGTCAAACAAAACCGAGCGATGCAACATGAGCGAGAGCATCGGCGCGGGTATCGTGCAGCATGTAAACGTGAGCACCGTCGTTCCAACGAACATCGACCCGGAAACAGTCTCCAAAGTCGGTCATTGAAACACTATCGGCAGTCGCTTGATTGCGACCGAGAGAGAGGGCGTTACCGTTCATTGTGTGGGCTCCGTGCAGGTGGTTTGCTTAGAAGTTACCGTTATTAAATACCATCGGGTTAAACCCGGCAGTGTCAACGCGGTACTGATACACCACTTGGTCCCCTGCCATCGTTTCGCGCTCAATCCAGCCGAATTTCTTACAGAGCTTGAAAGCTGCTTTGTGGCCCATGCTATTGGGCAGCACAGTTACAAAACCAGTTGTAAACATGGATTCGCAGAGGGTTAGTTCGATGTGTGTCATATGGGCTCCGTGTAGGGTGATGGGTTGCGGTACCTGACCATATGCACCGACCGTGCCAACCACTTATCCACAGCTTACCCCCAGAAAAGTGACAATCCTCGTCACATTGCGGCAGTGCAACATGACGGAAATTGTCAGCGGTGACTGGAATTGTTACCACCCTGACGGATCGCGGCGGCGGGAATGAGCGAAGCGAAAGCGGTCCCCCTTGCACTTTCCCCACAGATTCCCCTACACTGGATAGAACCACAGTAGGACAGACAGTAGAGGCAGACACATGACAGTCAAGAAACTCACCAGGAAGCAGATAGAGGAGGGACTGTCATCCATTCCCGTTTCCGACATCCTGGGAGCGAAGGTAAGCCGGGCACTCACCGCGAAACAGAAGGCGTTTGCTATGGGAGTAGCGAAGGGTAAGACCAAGGCAGACGCATACCGCGAGGCCTATCCCAACGCCCAGAGCCAGCGCACCCTGTCGGTTGACCCGTATAGGCTGGCGAGTGATCCTCGAATAATCCGGGAGATGGAGGCGTACAGCCTTGCGATTGAGGCTGCGAAACATCGAACACCGGCTGCGCTCAGGGATCTCGTCATTCAATCACTCGTGTCGGTGGTGATCGACCCCGATGCAAAGCAGAGCGTCCGCGTCGCAGCAGCTAAGGTGCTTGGGACCGTAACCGAGGTCGCCGCATTCACCGAGCGCAAAGAAGTGCGAACCATTACCAGCAGCGCAGACACCAGGGCGCGGATCATGGGAGAGCTGCGCCAGATGATGAACGGCACAGTGGACGATGCAACCCTGATCGAGTCGCAGGCCGGGGAACTGCTCGCAGAACTGGCAGGATCGGACACCCACCCACCCGCCACCCCCCAAGCTGAGGAGACGGAGTCCCGCGTCGATATACATACTATTCCACCCGAACAACCACCCACCCCGTCCATTTGGGAAGACCCCCCCACTACCTCTTCAACGTAAATCCGGCAAAAATATTTCGCAAAAATATTTCCATTTTGGGCAACTGGAATTGTTACCACATTGCAAGCGTTACTTTACAAAGAAGCGCTAAGTCTATGATTCATAAGGACTTTTTGCTAATGAGGAAACAAGCGTGCTGGAAACAAAGTGGAAGTGGAATTGTTACCACCTTGCAAGTGATGGTTTACAAAGCTGAGCTAAGTCGTTGATTTATATGAAGAATTGGCAAAAGAGGGTTCAGCAAAGTGACTTAAGGCGGGTGTACAGTTCGTTTGAAGAAGTGATGGAGATGGGCATGACCCCGGCGCAAAAGGAAGTTTTTCTGGTGATAGATGAGTTCTGGAAGAAGTATGGGTACAGCCCGAGCATCAATGAGATTGCCTATGTGCGTGGAAAGATGGGCATTGGAAACACGCACAAGATTGTTAACAGGTTGGTTGAGCTTGGAGCGGTAAAGAAGGTCAAGGGGATGGCTAGGTCTATCCGGCCTGTGTACATTAACTTCAAGAACATGGAATGAAGATCGACGAACTCGTTGCTAGCCTGAGTCCTGGGGATCAGGAGAAGTTGTTGGCTCAGGTGGCTGAGTACAAGGACGCTCTTGACCGGGAGAAGTGTCAGACGAGCTTCATGAGCTACGTGAAGAAGATGTGGCCCGGGTTTATTCACGGCAGACACCATGCGTTGATGGCGAAGAAGTTTGAAGAGATTGCCGAGGGGAAGTTAAAGAGGCTAATCATTTGCCTGCCACCTAGACACTCGAAGTCTGAGATGGGGTCTTACTTGTTTCCAAGCTGGTTTTTGGGCAAGTACCCGGGCAAGAAGGTGATGCAGGCTTCTAACACGGGGGAACTGGCTGTTGGCTTTGGCCGTAAGGTTAGAAACTTGGTCATGAGCGAGGAGTACCAAGGTGTATTTCCTGGCGTGAACTTGAGGCAGGACTCCAAAGCAGCCGGTCGGTGGGCGACGAACAAGAATGGTGAGTATTTCGCCATTGGCGTAGGCGGAACGATGACGGGTCGAGGCGCGGACCTATGCATCATTGACGATCCGCATACGGAAGGCGAAGCTGCTCTTGCTGCTTATGACGCTTCTATCTACGACAAGACTTACGAGTGGTACACATCCGGCCCGAGACAGCGACTTCAGCCGAACGGGTCGATTGTGATCATCGCTACCCGCTGGGGGCAGAAGGATTTGATCGGGCGAGTCCTGAAAGACGCGGCGGAAAGAGGAAAAGACAACGAATGGGAAGTGATTGAGCTCCCGGCGATCATGCCTTCGGGCAAATCTTTGTGGCCTGAGTTCTGGAGCCTGGAGGAATTGCAGGCTTTGCAGGAAGAACTGCCCCCGGCCAAGTGGAATGCTCAGTATCAGCAAAATCCCACGGGCGAAGAAGGAGCTATTGTCAAAAGAGAGTGGTGGCAAGTGTGGGAAAAGGAGAACCCGCCCAATTGCCAGTTTGTTATCCAGTCTTGGGACACTGCTTTTACGAAAAATGAACGCAGCGACTACTCGGCCTGCACGACTTGGGGCGTTTTCCATCTGAACGAGGATGAGAATGACGTAAATATCATCCTCCTTGACGCATTTCAGAAGCGAATGGAGTTCCCGGAGCTGAAAGAGAAGGCTTACGCCCACTATAAAGAGTGGGAGCCTGATGCTTTCGTGGTCGAAGCCAAGGCGGCTGGCGCTCCGTTGATCTATGAGCTTAGGCAAATGGGTATTGTGGTGAGTGAATACACCCCAAGCCGGGGTAATGACAAGTTTGTGCGGATAAATTCGGTATCTGACCTGTTCAGGTCGGGTAAAGTATGGGCTCCAGACACACGATGGGCGAGAGAGGTGGTCGAAAACATGGCTGCTTTTCCCAATGGCGACCACGATGACTTGACTGACTCGTCCGTACAAGCTCTTATTAGGTTCAGGCAGGGCGGATTCATTCGCTTGCAGACCGATGAGCCTGAAGAACCTGCACGGTTCAAGCAAAAACACGCTTACTACTAAGGATTTACATGGCTACCAACATGGATAAAGCTGCGCTCCCCTACGACCCGGAGATGGATGTCGGTGGCCCTGACATTGAGATTGCAATTGAAAACCCGGATGACGTTGAAATTGGCATCGACGGGATGGTTATTGACCTGATGCCTGAAATGGATGAGGAAACCTTTGATGCGAACCTCGCGGAGTTCATGGATGACTCTGCCCTTCAGAGTCTTGCTTCAGACCTTATTGATCTTGTTGACGCTGACATTAACAGTCGCAAAGATTGGGTGGATTCTTTTGTCAAAGGCTTGGAAGTCCTTGGCATGAAGTATGAGGAGCGCACCGAGCCTTGGTCTGGTGCGTGTGGTGTCTACTCCACCCTGCTGACGGAAGCCGCTGTGCGGTTCCAAGCGGAAATGATCACGGAGACTTTCCCGGCTGCTGGTCCGGTGAAGACCCAAATCATGGGTGCCGTGGATAAGATGAAGGAAGAGGCTGCGGAGCGTGTCAAAGATGACATGAACTACAAGCTGACCGACGAGATGATTGAGTACCGCCCCGAGCATGAGCGGATGCTGTATTCGCTTGGGCTTACCGGGGCAGCTTTCAAGAAGGTCTACTACGACCCGGCAATGGGTCGGCAGGTTGCGATCTTCCTGCCCGCTGAAGATATTGTTATGCCTTACGGGGCGAGCAATATTTATAACGCCGAGCGCGTCACCCATGTGATGCGGAAAACGCCGAACGAGGTCAAGAAGCTGCAGGTTGCGGGCTTCTACCGAGACATCGACCTTGGCGATCCGGTGCATATCTTCACCGACGTTGAGAAGAAGAAGGCCGAAGAGCAAGGCTACTCGCTTACCGATGATGACCGTTTCCAGTTCCTTGAGGTTCACGTTGACTATGACTTGCCGGGATTTGAAGACAAGGACGGGATCGCCCTCCCTTATGTGGTCACCATCGAGCGCGGTACGCAAAACGTGCTGGCTGTTAGGCGGAACTGGGAAGAAAGTGACAAGCGTAAACAAAAACGCCAGCACTTTGTCCAGTACACGTACATCCCCGGCTTTGGGGCTTATGGCCTTGGTCTGATTCACCTGATCGGTGGTTACGCCCGTGCGGGCACCTCTCTTATTAGGCAGCTTGTTGATGCAGGCTCCCTGAGTAATCTGCCGGGTGGCCTGAAGTCTCGCGGTCTGCGGATCAAGGGCGATGACACTCCTATTGCCCCGGGTGAGTTCAGGGATGTGGATGTCCCCTCCGGGACAGTGCGTGACAACATCATGCCGCTCCCGTACAAGGAGCCAAGCCAAACGCTGCTTGCTCTTCTGAACCAGATCACGGAAGAAGGCCGCAGGCTGGGTGCGATTGCTGACATGAAGATCAGCGACATGAGCGGTCAAGCTCCTGTTGGCACCACGCTGGCTTTGCTTGAGCGGACCCTGAAGACAATGAGCGCTGTGCAGGCTCGGGTTCACGCCAGCTTGAGGATGGAGTTCAAGCTCCTCAAAGCAATCATTCGTGACTTTGCCCCGCTTGAATACTCCTACGACCCAACGGGCGGGGACCGAAGCGCGAAGCAGTCTGACTACGACTTGGTGGAAGTAATTCCAGTCAGCGATCCCAACTCAGCCACGATGGCTCAGCGGATCATGCAGTACCAAGCGGCTATTCAATTGGCCCAAGGTGCGCCGCAGATTTATGACTTGCCCAAGCTCCATAGGCAAATGCTGGAAGTACTTGGTATTAGGAATGCTGAAGAGCTGGTCCCGGGCAGTGAAGACCAGAAACCGCGTGATCCTATATCGGAAAACATGAGCTTTCTCATGGGCAAGCCGACTGAAGCGTTTATTTATCAGGATCACGACGCTCACATTGCTACGCACATGGCGATGATGCAAGACCCGATGGTTATGCAAACGATTGGGCAAAACCCAATGGCGCAGCAAATGCAGGGCGCAATCATGGCCCACGTTGCTCAGCACGTTGCATTTGGCTACCGGGTTAAGGTTGAAGAGCAACTTGGCGTTCCTCTGCCCGCCCCTGATGTTGAGATGCCGGAAGAGATGGAAGTCCAACTATCCCGTCTGGTTGCTCAAGCTGCCCAACAGCTTATGCGCACCAACCAACAGCAGGCTCAACAAGCTCAGGCGCAGCAGCAAATGCAAGACCCTGCTCTTCAGATGCAGCAGCAGGAGCTTCAACTTCGCGCTCAAGAGCTTCAACGCAAAGAGCAAGACAGTCAACGTGACTTCCAAATTGCTCAGCAAAAGATTCAGCTTGAGCAGCAACGCCTACAGGCTGATGCTCAGAAAGAAGCTGCACGTTTGCAAACGCAAATGCAGCAAGGCGACAAAAAAATGCGCGTTGACTTGGCTAAAACTATGGCTAAACAAGGTCGATGATGGAAAAGTATTTCAACCTAATCCTCAAGGACATAGAGGAACGCCGTCTGTATATTGCTAAGGCAATGTATGAGGGGGCTGCGAAAGATTATGCAGAGTATCGTGGTATGTGCGGCGAGATTCGAGGTCTATCGCTTGCATTTGAGACTGTAAATGACCTCTTGCGTAAACTTGAAAGTGATGACGATGAGTGAAATCCTGATCGCGGCTGCGGAAAACGCCGTGCCTACTACCCTTCCTGCTACCGCGGAAGATAAAGCCAAGCAACTGCCTGATCCTGCTACGTACCATATTCTCTGTGCGCTACCGGAGATTGACGATACGTACGAGAGTGGTTTGGTGAAAGCGGGACAGACGCTTCATTTTGAAGAGCTGCTCTCTCCGGTGTTGTTTGTTGTAAAGATGGGGCCTGATTCCTACGCTGATAAAGCCCGGTTTCCCAGCGGTCCGTCTTGTCAAGTGGGCGATTTTGTCCTTGTGCGTCCCAACACTGGCACCCGCCTGAAGATAGATCGGAAGAGCACACGTCTGAACTCCAGTCACTTAGGCATCTCGTATGCCGTCTTCTGCTTGAAAAAAAAAACAAGACACCTATGCGACAATTACTGATAACTATACCATAACATGCATCAACTACCACTTGATCACTGAAGTCAGTCGATAATATACCATTGACGTACCTACTGATAGCTATATCACATCCTTCAATCTAAACTAA